GGGTTGAAACGACCTCGTTCAGGTCGAGCCCTTTGTCCTGCAGCAGGATGTCGAGCTCCGGTTTTTCCGGGGTGTAGATGGCCAAGCAAAGTTTGGCGCCGGCCGGCAAGCTGGCGCTGATCTTCTCCAGCGCATCGCTCGCTGTTTCATGAAAGCGGTTCAGTGCGGACATACGAATTCCTCGCCCGCCGTACACCGGCAGGCTGTTGAGTTGGGAGAGGGGTTACTGCTGGATAAGTTCGGCGGGGACGCTCACCGCGGCACCGCGCTTGGCGAAGACCACCGCGCGGAACACTGCGATGGACCGGGTTTCGCCGGGCTGGCGGTTGAACGGGTCGTTGGTCATGTCGGCCAGCCAAGGGTGCCGGTGGCCAACATCGACCCATACGCCGTACTTCGTGATCAGTTGCTCGGCGTCGGGCAGGGCGAAGAGATCCAGCTGGCCCGCGACGGGCTGCTGATCGCCCTCGATCGCGTTGATTGCCCAGTCCAGCGCCGGGCCGGTCAGTTCTTCGGTGCGGACGCTGACCATGCGGATCATGGCCTGGGCTCGGGATGCCAGCGCGCCTTGTATTGAGTGATGAACTCGGGCGGGTACGAACTCATCCAGCCGCATTGGCACTGGAACTGTTCGCCATTCCATCGGGTTCTCGTCCAAACCATGCAAGCGTCAGCGCCACAGTATGGCGTGTAGCCAGGCTTCCTCATGAGCGCTTCTTCCATGTGGCTCATCTCCACGGCCCCTTGTAGATGAGGTAGGCCATGTAGAGCGGGGCGAAGATCATAGTAGGTGCGCTCCTGCTTCGAGTAGGCCGTCGCGGTCTTCGCGCAGGTTGTCACGTTCAGCCTTGAGCTGGTCGCGCTCTCGGATCAAAGCCTTAATGGCTGTCGAGATATTCCGGTGGCCGAGGGTAATGGTGATGGCCTGAGCTTCGTCGAACAGCTTGACCTTCTGGTCTCGGTCGTCCGCTGCTCGCGCGGCCAGCTCTTTTTCGTGGATCTTGAGGCAGCGCTTGCAGGTGACGTACCGCCAGTCATTGGTGAGCTGCTCGTCGGTCATGTCACCGTCGGTACCGCAGTAAACGTCCTCTGGCGGATCCTGATCGGCCTCGGTTCCGCCGTCCCACGAGTAAAGGTGAATCGCTCGTTTGCTCATCCGATCACCGCCTTTATGGTCAGTACCAATGGAAGCCAGAAGAAGAGGGTGCAGCCGAGTGCGCACTTGGTGATCATGGCGTCACCTGCTTGCGGTACCCGGCGTCAATTGCCCGGAGAAAGTCGAGCCGGCCATTCTCGTTGATGCCTTCCCAAGGCAGGGAACGGCATTCAGCAGGGATCATCGTTTCGAACAGTTCTCGCGCCAGGTTCTGCCGGTTCTGCTCGGCTGTTGCACCGTTCGGGCGAAACTCGCGGGCGCCAACGTATGCGCAGTGTTCGACGTCAGAGCCGAGGTACTGCCAGACAATCACGTCGCTCGATGAGTGGTTGATGGTGCACGTGGAAAATCCAGTTTCACCGGCTGAACCATCAACCTCGCAAACCGTTCCGGTCGGGGGCGGCCCTTCGCCAGACCAGGGCAATACACTTTCTTCAGACATGACTTCGTCCTTGCCGCTATAGCGGCTGACTTTGAAGGGGGAGGGAGTAGATTTGCGGGGGGAGTACGGATGTACTCTTTTCAGGATTGTGGCACTTCGGTATGCCGGCGGAAGCCCATTGAGTAGATCAGCTCTGCTCGGTTCTGGCCGATACCGTCGATGCGCTTCAGCCAACGGATCGATTCGTCTCTGGATGCCACCGATATCGACGAGGGAAGTTTGTGTCGGCAATCCGAGCAGGCGTGGATATGCGGAGACTCTGCGTCGTTTATAAGTCCAGCCCCATGCCAAGGGTGGTAGTCGGGAACGATGCCGCAGTAATCGCATGGTGGAAATTCTTCGCTAGGCCCACGCTCTAGATCATCAATCCGCTGATCCGCTGCGTTCAGGCGTTGCTGCAGTGCGTTACGTTCGGCGGTGACTCGGTCAAAGTCGTAAGCCATCACCATCTGCTCGCCATGAATATCAAAACGTTCTACTTCGCTCACGGTGCGATCTCCGTTGATACCAGATCATGGGCATTCACAACCCGCATGCCGAGTTCCTTGCCGATGTGCACTTCGAGGCTGGCGCCGCGGGAATCCTGCCAGCCGGGCAGGGTGGCCACGGTGTCGCATTCCATCAGGGCCTTGATGTCGCGGCGCATGCATTCGCTCCAGGTGCCAGGGTCTGGGTTGATCTCGGCGGGGTTGATGACGCTGTGCCCGGCGGCGCGCAGGCTGGCGGCTGTGGAATGGAACAGCGGGAAGTTGAGGTCCAGCATGTTGGTCATTGGCCCGCTGAGGTAGATGCGCTTCATGCGGCCACCTTCGGCGTGTAGGTGAGCGTGCCGTCGAGGATCGCTTCCTTGATGGCGTTGAATTCCCAGGCGTAATACTGCGACTGGACGTAGATGCGCATCCCGTCGAGGTAGTCGTGCTTTTTGCGCTTGATGAATGCTTCGGCCGCGGCGTGGGTGAAGTGAGCGTTGACGTATTCCCAACGCTCGTCCCAGCCGGTGACGGTGTGTTCGGGCAGCTCGCCTATCACGTACCACTGATCCGACTCATCGGCTTTCATGAACTGGCATTCAGACCAGTCCTGCATCTTTTTGTTGAGCTGGCTTTTTTGATAGCTGGATAACTGTTCCCAGTATTCCTTCACCGAATACGCCACCGACTCGCCGCTGTCCCAATACACCATGCGCTGCTCGGTGTAATCCATGTCCAGCCCGGAAACGATGCGTTTGGCTTCAACAATGAAGATTGCGTCAGCGGTGCAATGATCGTGCACCCGCTTGCCTTTGCAGTCATAACGCAGGCGCTGGACAAAGTCGGCCCAAGTTGCGGCGTCGAGGTGATGACCAGTTGCCAGGCTCGGTGCCGGCTCAGCGATCTTGTTTTCTGTGGGCATGGGGCGTCCTATGCCGGGGCATGCCCGGGCGGTGGAGGGTGGTGAGGGATCAGCTACAGTTCAGCGATCAACAAACAGGAGTGCTGCTATGTCTTGCCGAATTTGCGGAAATGAAGATGCAGTCGAACATGCGTCGTTAGGCGGAGGTTTGCGTTTCCATTGCCAACCATGTGGTGGCTTTTTTGGAATTTCTTTCACGCTCGAATCCCTTGCTGAGGGAAGGCTGTTTGATGTTGAACGGGCCAGGGAGCGACTTGAAGAGATTCGAGAGCAGAAGAAGCGTCAGCAGCAAGACGCTAATCATTCTCAGAATTCAGAGCCAACGCTTACTTCTGATGACCAGAGGTTACTGATTGATCCGAGTTGATCTGCTTGAGAATTCGCCGGCCGATCCAGCGTACGCACGGCACGGCCTTGCTGTTCCCGATCGCCTTGTAGCGCGGGCCGTCGGCGTCGCGGACGTACCAAGCTTTGCTCTTCTTCGCCTGCCGCACATCCATTCCATCGGCTATGCACTGTTCCGCAGTCTCGTCGGCGTCGAGCTTTCGCCAGCCATCCCACGGGATCAGGGTGTAGTCGTCAGGCATCCCTTGAAGGCGTTCGCACTCGCGGGGGATAAGGCGCCGAACCTTCGAACCGCCTACCAGCATGTTGGCCTCAGTCACAGGATTGCTGTTGTTGCGCATGTTCCCGGAACGAAGCGTAGGCGACAGTTCAGCGAACATAACGGCGTGCTGGCTGGCTTGGTCAAGCGTGTACATCGGGTCGGCAGTTTCTCCTATGCCTATGCCGTTCTGTGACTTCCCGCGAGTAGCGTTCTGGATCGGGTAAGCGATTGCAACCTGGCCGCCGCCATTAGCATGGCTGCCTGAGTGGTTCATTGAGCGCAGAGTGGGTGCGATATTGCCCGCGTCGGCGCCGTGGTCTTTACAGGAGAAGGCAAGGATTGCGTTTTCCTGTCCGTTGTTCCGACCGAGGGCAAAGGCTGTTGATTCGCTCACGCCGGGGTCTTGCGTGCCATGCACTACCAGCAAACCAGACTCGGCATCTTGCTGTGTGGCGCTGCCGGCCGCCTTGCCGTTGGCATTGAGTGTTCCGGCCACGATGAACGCTTCGGAGTCGGCGCGGTGGCTGCTTTGCGCTTGGGCTCGGAGCGCTGGGGCGGTGATCGGGATATCGTCAAGCGAGTAGCCTCCGGACTTGCGTCCGCCGCCTGCGAGCGTTGGCGCAACAAAGAACGTCTCGCTTTCGAAGTCCTGCCGTCCGCCGTGATGGGTGAGGGTGCTTGATCGCTCGACTGATCCTGAGATGTTACCAGCGCCGAAAGCTGGTACGCCGCAGAACACGCCAACCGCCGGCCCTTCATCGCCTTCGCAGTTCGGGCAGCCGTACTGCCCTAATGACTCGTCGAAGGTGTATCCGCATCCGCACTGGAGCGCAGGGCCGAAAGGAGCTGATCCGGTAACGTCTTGCCCCTCGCCTCGGCGCGGCGCAGTATCCCGGCGCACGCCTTCTCGCTCAAAAAGTACCTCGGTGGGATCGAATCCGTCTCGAGCACTTGCGACAACGAACACACGGCGGCGTCGTTGGGCCAAGCCGAAATATTGGGCGTCCAGGATCCGCCACGCGATTGTTCTTTTGGGTCCATACACACAACCAGCGTCCGGCCATTTCTTCCCTGAAGGCTGCAGTTCGCAGTCTTCCCCAGCAAGCGCGCCAAGAAAGCATCCGAAGGCGTTGCCTTTATCGCTGAGGACGCCGGGGACGTTTTCCCAGACGATAACGCAGGCGGGCTTTCGCTGGCCGGCGCGAACATAGTCAACTGCATCTGCTAGCTCCACGTATTTGATGGTGAGGGCGCCGCGCGGATCTGTGAGACCTTCGCGCATCCCGGCCACGCTGAACGCTTGGCACGGTGTTCCGCCGACGAGGACGTCGGGCGCGGCGATCTTTCCGGCCAGCACCTGGGCCCCGAGTTTTGTCATGTCGCCGAGGTTCGGCGTGTTCGGGTAGTGATGGGCCAGCACCGCGCTGGGGAAGGGTTCGATCTCGGCGAACCATGTGGCGCGCATGCCGAGCGGCTTCCACGCAAGCGTTGCCGCCTCGATGCCAGAGCAGACCGAGCCGTATTCGATTTCCATAGGGGATCCTCGCCGGCTGGCGTGATTCGTAGAAGTGGGGTATTTGTGTTCTGCCCGGCATGGGGCCGGATCAGGGAATAAAGAAATGGCTATCAAAAGTCAGAGTGCCCAATCGACCACTAAGAAGAGATCCGCCATACCGGAAGGGGTCCGGAGAGCTGTCAGGCAGCGTTGTTACTTTGGCTGCGTAGTTTGCGGGTGCCCCATTTTCCAATACGATCATCTAACTCCGTATTCTGAGGTGCAAAATCATAATGAAGATAATCTAACGTTATTATGTGCTATGCATCATCCCGACAAGACCCACTCTAGGATGAGTGACGAGCTGGTTAGGTATTATAATTCAAATCCGCATAATGCAAAGTCAGATTACACATCTCCATACAAGATTATGCCTGACCGTAACATTGATATAATTTTAGGCGGCAATAGATTTGTAAAAAGTTTTACCAATGGTGTTGGTGAGTATTACTGCCTAGCTACAACCGCTGCAGATGAGTCCGGGAGTTATCTAAATAGTTTTGCAACGCTGCATGCCGAAGACGGTTGGGTTAGCCTCAGTATGGTTCTTACGGATCGGCAAGGAAAAATTATATTAAGTGTTGATCATGGCGAAATTATATCGTCTTCAGGTGTTTGGGATTTTCACTACGAAGGCTCAACAATTACTATAAGACAGGGCCTTGGGTCGATCTTATTAGATATGGATTTTTCAAGTGATCGTTGCGTTATCAGAAAAGGGTTGTTTTTGGATTCGTTTCTGAACGGTTATATCGTGAACAGTAAAGGGCTCTTCCCTGTGGTTGACGACGAATCAAGCAACTGTATTCAAAATAGCTATGCTGCAAATGGAAGGGGCGGCTTTATTATCTGCCACGAAGCTCACTATCCAAGCCCACGAACTGTGAACTACCCTTCAGGTTTTGGTTTTATGTATTGGGTACCTAAAGTATAAACTTAGGAAGTGTTCGCCGCCTGTCTCTAATCGACAAGAGGCATATTAATGCGCACGGCAGCGCTCTTCGCCGCGCCCCTTTGCGGCTTTCAGCGCTGTTGCATCTGTGTTGATTCCTCTCACGGCGAGCCCGGGAAGGTGATGCGGTTTTCACGGGCGATCAGCCTCGCGCGCTTCGTCGCCATGCCCATTTCCGTAGCCGCTTCGATCACTGTCTTGCCCGAATCGGCCAGCGCCTTCAGCTGTGGAGCCAACTTGTCACGCTCGGCGCGCAGCCTGGAGGCGTGGGAGCTGCCGAACATCGCTTCACGCTCACCACTCACCCCGGAAGCGACATGCTCAATCGTCTTGCCGGCGCCGAAGAACTGATCCAACTGCTGGTTCAGGTTATCGATCAGCTGGTCGCGCGGGTTGGGTTGAGGTACACCGATCACTGCTCACCTCCTGCTGGCCTGTTGGCCTTTTCTTCAAACTGAATCGCCATGTCCAGCGCCGCTTTGTACGTCCAGCGAAACGCCATGGTCTTGCCGGTGGGCAGCTCCACGACGTGGTAGGCCTTGCCGACCGTCTTCACCTGGTAGCGGACCTTCTTCTCCGGCATCACCAAGCCGGCGAGTCGAGCGAACGTCTCGCGCGCTGCCTGGGTGCGAATCATCAGGATGCGCAGAACATCGACGCGCTGTTGCATCAGTGGGTGCATTTGCATGGCTGATCTCTCGGTGGTGGGGTTACGTGTATTCGTCAGCACTCAGTGCCGCCTGCTGGTTGCGTTTGGGCGCAGGGGAGAGTGCTGACGGGTAAACGCGAGATGAAGAAAAGGCCCAACTGGACGGGAGGGCCTTTTGGTGTTTCCGATGCAGTGATCTCAGATGGCGTAATTTTTGGCGGGATCGGTCAGCGCCAGAACGCGACGACCCCGGCGGTACATCGCCATCGCTCGCGGTGTGCACGTTGCGGATCGGTTGGCAGCGCGATAGGGCAGGGCGGTTCTGGCCGCACATGACCAAGCGCTGCGCCGATCAGGATGATGAAGAGCATATTTATTCAGCCTGGAGAGATTCGATTGCCGCCCGGTAATCAGCAGCGTTGGTACGGCTGTTCGCCGCGTCGTCGTACTGGCCTTCACGCTCCTGAATCACTGCGTTCTGCTCGCAGTTGGTGGCGTGGTGTTCAAGCAGATCGATTGCCTTGTCGTTTTTCATGGTTGATTACCTGTCGGTTGTCATCCCAAGCAGCCCTCGCGAGAAGGCTGCTCAGTGATGCCCTGCCGTCGTTTAAGCGATAAAAACACCATCGTTCGATTCCCCAACTGGACCTTGAGGATTCGGACCGTCTGCCTGTCCTACGATGATTTCCCGCCGCATGGCCTCGGCCACCGCCGCCGACTGGCGTTGAACGCCGAGCTTGAACATGGCATTGGAGATCCGCTTCGCGACCGTCCCCGGTTCAACGTCGTGGGAGCGGGCGATTTGTTTGGCGGTAAGGCCCTGGGCAACTAAAAGCAAAAACTGAAGTTCTCTGCGAGCAAGCCCACGGCCGAGATGGCCGATCCATGTGCCGCTCTTGATGATTGATTCCATGCTGTGTGCCTCTCGGTTGATTTCCCAATGCGCCCGGATAACCAGGCGCATCAGTGAAACTTTCCGTGTCCCTTCGGCGCTGCTGGCGCGGTACGGGCTCGTTCAAATTGTTCTTCCAGCCGCGGGCCTTTCGGCTTGTTCTCCCGCTGGATAACTGCTTTCGGCGATTTACGCTGCACGCCCGGGTCAGTTGCCAACCCTCTGAACCGTTCAGGCCGGTTCATCGCTGCCTTCCATCTGGCCGGTTGTTATCCGGCGATGGAGCAAGTAAACAACACGTTTATAAACGCGTCAACACAAATTGTTTATTTGTGTGTGTTTCCTCGTGCTGGCAGGCTTTCGTTTGCAAATCGACAGGCATAAAAAAACCCGGCACGGGGCCGGGTTTCGGAGGTGTTTAGACTTATCTGGAATACATTGCCCACCAGAACACGTGACCAATAATGCTGATCTGTTGCTCCTGAATATCCGAAAACGTGTAGTCCTCGTCCGGATGGTCGTCCCGATTAAAGCTGCGAAGACGAATACCTGTAGGTATGCGGAACAGCTGCTTCACCCGCAACTGGCCATTGTGGTTAATCGCATACATCTCACCGTCAACAATGTCCTTGAGAGAGTTCTTCCCGAGGTTCACCCCAACAGTGGCGCCGTCACGCAGAACTGGAACCATGCTGTTGCCACTGACGGAGACGCATTTGGCGTTGCTGAACTGAACATTGTTCTGCCGAAGATCCCTCTTAAAAAAACGAAGCTTACCGCTATCGCTTTCCTCAATCGCAAACCGTCCAGAGCCTGCCGAAAGCTCCACCTCATGAAGGAATGGGACATAAACCTCATCTTCACCGAGAGGGGTCTGCTCATCCCAGGTGTCAATGTCAGTCAGTCCTCCATCGACATTACGGTCTCGAACATCACCAATACCTTCCATTGTTGGATGGCCGTCGCCGCTTTCCAGCCATTCAAACCTAAGCCCCAGCTCTTTGCTGACTCGGTATAGGTCCTTCTTCGGTATTCCCCGAACGAACCAGTTGTTCACAGATTGAGTGGACACCCCGAATTTTTCAGCAAGCCATGTGGGCGTGATGCTTCGAGGAGTGGTGAATTTTCGGAGGCGATCGCCTGAGTGCTCGATATTCATAAACACAAAGTTTACTCATGTTGCTATGTTTATTAAATAAACGTATCGTTGAGTTATGTTTACTCGCCGATGGCGGAATGTTTATGAGTCCAACACCACTAGAACGAGCAATTTTGGCTGCCGGTTCGGGTAAGGCATTGGCCAGCCTACTTGGGGTGACCCCCATGGCTGTTTCTTACTGGAAAGCGAGAGGTGTGCCAGCGCGCCAAGCGATTCGCATTGAAACGGCCACTGGCGTTCCACGACAAGAACTGCGCCCAGACCTTTACCCGTGATCGGTCATGCCGGCCATTGAGAAGATTTTCTACCCAATAGGCACCTGCAGGTAGTCCTTTGGGATGGCTGTAAATCCATACAGTGCAAAGCAAGGAATAGGGAAATGACAGATAAGAAAATTGAGCCGGGCTATCCGGTAGATGGCGGGGCAGGCAAGAAGCTCGACTACCTCGCCAACCAAGTTTCCAGCACGCAATTAGAAAACAGCGGTGAGGCTCGATCCATCGAGGTACGCCTGAAGGTCGAGGTTGGCCCCAATGGTAAGACCTGCGCCGCTGGTTTCTCCATTGCCTGCGATTAGGTTAAGCGTGAAAGGAACAAACCCATGAGCTGGGAGTACATCGGGCCATTCACGTCCTTGCTTGTAGGTGCCGTCGCTTGCTGTTCTTCGAGATTGCGCTTGAGCGCGGCTTTGTCGAAGCCAGGAGTTGATTGCACTGCATCAATCAGCAAAAGCAGGGCGTTCATATTCGCCACGGAAGCGGTTGCAAGCCCAGTGATGACGTACTCGAACTTTTTATCGATGTCCGCGGTTCCACGCACTGCATCAACTATGTCGACGATTTTCATGTTCGGCCTCCAATGGCCTTTTCGTTTGGAAGCAGAAAGCTATCACGGATGTGCCGGACACCCATAACGCCTGAATCGCAGGCAAAAAAAAGCCGGTGGCTAGACCGGCTTCTTCAAACAACAAAACAACTTGAGGGGCCAGTATGAACATGAACGTCACCCCCGGCAATACCTCCATTCCTGCGACACGTTTTGCGATTGACCAAAACGTGTCGCGACACACGTCATCTCGTTTTGCCGAATTGAATATCGGAGCCTCGCTGTGAGCGTTCAAGCAATGTCATGGGCGTTGTCTTTGCCCACGCAAGTTCTCAAGGATGCCAGCGCCCGGCACGTTCTGCTGTGCCTGGCCAACTACGCCGGATCGAATGGTGCTGGCGCGTTCCCGTCGGCTACCACGCTGGCTCAGGACACCGGCCTCTCCGAGCGCACCGTGCGCTACAAGCTGGATGACTTGGAGAGGTCCGGACTGATCCAGAAGGGCAACCAGGCGATCGCCGCTGTTCACATTGATCGCCACGACCGCCGCCCAGTCGTTTACGACCTCCAACTATTGCGGGGTGCAAATGCTGCACCCCGTACAGAACGAGGTGCAAATGACGGCACGGGGTGCAATCCACAACAGAGCGGGGTGCAACCTACGACAGAACGGGGTGCAGCGGCTGCACCCAATCCGTCACTTAACCATCAATTAACCGAAGAGCAGCTGCAGCAGCGCGAGATTGATGCCGCTGTGGCCGAGCAGAACAACGCCGCCATCGAGCCGCAGGATGATCGCCAGCGCTTCGCCATGTTCGCCACCTGGGTTCCCAACGAGAAAGCGTTGTCGGATCAGATCGCCATCGCAGGGCTTCCGGATGACTGCGTCCCTGACGAAGCGGTTCGCAAGTTCAAGGGCTTCCACTGCGCCAAGCCAAACACTCTCGATTCCGGCTCCGGCTGGTGCTACCGCCTGGTCCAGTGGGTGAAGCGTGAGCGAGTGCGGGCAGCGGGCCGAGGGCAGGAGCCTGATTTCAATGACACCAGTTGGGGCGAGAACCTGGGAGATCTCTGATGAAATCTGTTTCGAGTGTTTTGCAAATGTTGCCCAACGTGGCGTCAGCCGAGGTGGCGCCAGTGAAGGCTGATCCGGGGACTGTCCAGGTTATCAACTCGTTGTTTCGCGAACTGATGGCAATTTTCCCGGCGTGGAAGCAGGCATGGCCTGACAAAGAGGCTACCAACGCAGCTAAAGCCACATGGACCAAGGCGTTCATGGCTGAGAAAATCACAACGATCGAGCAGATTCGTTTCGGCATCGAGCAGTGCCGAAAGCTTGGCTCTGACTTCGCGCCGAGTGTCGGCAAGTTCATCAATCTGTGCCAACCAACCCCGGAAATGCTCGGCCTTCCACCGCTCGAAACGGCGTTTCGCGAAGCGTGCCGTAATGTCCATCCGTCGATGGCTGGACAAGCGAACTGGTCGCACGATGCGATTTGGCACACGGCCAAGGAGTCGGGTTTCGAGAGTTTGAACCGCCTTGAAACCTCGCTGGCGCGCAAGCTGTTCGAGCGCAACTACGTGATCACGCTGCGCCGTTTGATCGATGGGTTGCCGCTCCAAAAGATGCCGCTGGCATTGCCCGCCCGAGTTGATGGCCGCCGTACACCTGAGATCGGAAACAGAGCGCTCGCCGAGCTGCGCGCCATGCGATCTGAGGGTACCCGTCATGCGTGACCGCCGCCTGGCTGTTCCTGAGATCGAGACCTACCGCTGGGCAGTGTTCTGCTGCTCGTTCAAAGTTGATTTGAGCTCGCCACCTGATCACGCACTGGCGCTGTTCGCCGACGAGGCTATGGCAAAGCGTTATGGATCTTGGATGTGGCCGGGAACCTACGAAGTCGTCGACGTCGTCACGGGGAAGCCTGCATGCGAGTGAGTTCGAAGAAGCTCCGCGCCTCGGCCAATGGCCAAGAGTGCACCGTCCGGATGCCGGACATCTGCAATTACAACCCAGAAACCACCGTCCTTGCGCATCTGCCGTGCGGGCAGAAGGGCATGGGCATGAAGGGATTCGACACCGTCGCGGTGTACGCCTGCCACGACGTCATCGACGGCCGAGCCGCCGGCGATATCGACTGGCAGGACATGCCGCGCGCCATTGCCGAAACACACGAAGGCCTGATCCGGGCCGGAATTCTCACCGTAAAGGGGGCTGCATGATCGACATGACGCTGCCGTGGCCGCCAAAGGAGTTGAGTCCGAATGCGCGTGTGCACTGGCGGCAAAAGCACAAACACGCAAAGGCATACCGGCGCACCTGCGGCTTGATTGCTCTGGCGCTGGATGCGCCGCGCGTCAGTGGGAAAAAGTACTTCTGGGTGACGTTCTGCCCGCCGAATCGACGCTCCTATGACGATGACAACCTGCTGGCGCGCTTCAAGGCCGGCCGGGATGGCATCGCCGATGGCCTGGGCATCGACGACAGGAATTTCGTCACCACCATCAACATCGGCGAGCCGGTGCCTGGCGGCGCTGTGCGAGTGCACATCCGGGATTGCCCGATCGACCCGGAGCCGAATACACCATGAGCCAGAGCCTGCTGATCACTTTTTCAGATGCCGAGATCCGCCGGCAATCGTCCAACGCCGATATCCGTGACATGCGCGACGCGCGGTTCCCGGGCGTTTACTTCCGCTTCCACAAGAACCGCGAGCGCGGTACGTGGTACCTCGTGTCCGGCAAGGAATGGGAAAAGATCGCCCGATTCCCGGAGCTGCCGGTGAAGGGGTTGATCAACGCACTGCCAAAGATTCGCGAACGCCTGGCCGCCGATCCGAAGGCATCCGCATCGGCTGGCACGCTGCAGACCGTTGGCCAATTGCTGGATTGGTTCGCCGCCCGGCAGGCGCTTGACCGAAGCCTTTCGGACAAGCGCCGCTCCACCAACACCTCGATCATCAGCCTCCATTTGAAAACCCGGCTCGGCGAGCTGCTGGTGGACGATCTTGACCGGTTCACCCTGGACAAGCAGCTGATGTGGCCGATGCAGGCCGAGTTCTCGCTGTCCTACGTCCGGCTTGTGTGGGGCGTGCTGGTGGTGGCGATGCGGCAGGCCGAGAAGCTGCGCCTGATCAGCGCCAATCCGATCGCCGGCTTCAAGTTCACCGACTTCACCAAGGCCCGGATCCTGCCGAAACCATCGCGCCTGCGCGCCGTGCAGCTCGAAGACGTGATCGAACAGCTGGCCGATGGCTTCGACCGGGCGCCGCAGGACTGCATGCTGGCGCTAATGATGCTCTGCCACGGAACGCGGGTCGGTGAAACTCGGATGGCTCGATGGCAGCACCTGACTCTCGGCGAGCAGGGCGAGTGGTTCATCCCGGCCGAGAACACCAAGACCCGTTGCGAGCATCGGCTGCCACTGACGCAGCAGGTCTGCGCGCTGCTGGAGCGGTACCGGGATTGGCAGGCAGGGAAGGGCTACAAGGGCGCGTTCGTGTTCCCGGCCCGGTTGGGCGGGTGCGTGAGTGATGGGCAGGCCTGCGCCGTGTTCACGCGGTTGGGCAAGGGCGAATGGACAAGCCACGACCTGCGCAAGGTGGCCAGGACCGGCTGGACTGACCTCGGTGTGGACTTCCTCATCGGCGAGATGCTGGTGAATCACACGATGACCCGTAACGTGCAGACCTACATCCACACATCCGCGGAACTGCTCAAGCGCGAAGCCCTGAACAAGTGGCACGAATGGTTAGACGGGAAGGGCTTCAGCCTGATTCACCGATTGACCATGACTAGAAACGGAAATTCGCAGAATGCCGCCAAGGCCTTGAATGGCGCGGCTTCTAGCCAAATCACGAAACAATAAAAGGCGAGGTTTAAAAATGGATAAAAAGCAGCATGGCCCCGCCTTTGTGCGCCGCCAGATCCCGCTCACCGACTGCCCATCCTGTGCCGGGAAAGGGTTGGTCAAGGGCGTGTTTCATCAGCTCGACTGCGTCGGTTGCCATGCGTCCGGCCTGGTGCACGCCGAAACGCTGGAGCCGCTGCCGGTGGATGACCTGATCGTTCAGCTCGGCATGCTGATTCGTCATGAGCGCCACA